AGCGCGTTGTTCGTTTGCGCCGTACTCTGCGTCTTTGGAATATGCTCGATACAAAATCCAATCGGTGATCGGGCTTAGGTATATATCATCCAGTTTAATAACTTCAGTGTTGCTACCGTCTGGGTCTAGCTGCGCTTCAGTCAAACTGTGAGACCCCGGAGCATCCGCATAAATAACTTCCAACTCCGCTGTATTTGTAGCAGGGGGGTAGACGTAAAACTGTTTAGGGTGGCGCGGGTCATACGTGTAATGCTGAATATTTGCGGACTCAGTCTCTGAGTGCCAGCTGGGTCGTTGGTCGTCCAAAACACTTCGAGCAACCACACGAACAACTTTTTTGTTGGAGCTGCTTAAAACGTTTCGGGTAATATCAAGAAGGCGAAGCGCGGAAGGAAAACCGCCACTAGAAGCTGTAAGCTCCTGCTTAGTGCCAGCGGTGCAAGTAAACGTAGCACACACAGCGTTCGCGTCCGGGCGCAGTAAGACGATACTCAGATATGACTCATTAAGCCATTTCTGTAGTTCGACACGCGGCCAGCGGATATTAGTATCCTGTAAGATCGCTTCGACGCGGGAAATAACGTCTATTACTTTTATGGTAGCCATCACTAACCCCCCTGTGGTTGTGAGAGGGGAATTGCTCCCCCTCCCGTTAGGTCAGTGATTAGCTGGCTGCGCCGACGATTGCGGTGCAGAGAGCTTCTGGTTTCACAACCTTGCGGCCATATACGGCAAGACCACGAACGATGTCGCCGAAGTCTGTTTGGTTGCGCAAAGGCTCAGTTTTGCTGATTTGCGAAGCAAACGAACAAGCTGTGCTTGTACCGGCTACCATCATGCGGCGAGCTTTAGCGTTAGTCAAAGTTGCGCCGCCAGAAGTGGCTGAAAGACCCGCAACGAGTGCTTTACCTGCTTGGCCTTTTGGCAGCAAGTTGGACACATATACAGTGAAGCGGTCCAGCATACCGATTTTGCCGGTACGGATGGTGCTTGACTGATCGCCTGTAAAGTAGGCTTGTGCAATGTTTGTTTGCATCAGCAGCTGACGATCGCGTGGAGAGATGATTAACCAACGGCCATCTTCTGGAACGTTTTGCTCATCTAGTGCTGAAGACATCTGCAAAATTGTGTTTAGGATATTTGCAGGTGTTGCTTGGTCGATTGGGGCTACATCAGTACCCAAGTTATAAGCACCTGAGATAGCGCCAGCTGTCGCACCTTTATTTGACGCGTTTGCGCCTGTGGTTACGAACCAGTTGAAGAACGTATCGTTTTCAATATTGATCTTCAGCTGTTTAGCAGCGTCATCAGTGAACATGTTCATCAAGTCCATGTCCGCTTGGTGCGCGAGTACATCGTTTACTTGAACGCTGAAGTATTTACCTTGGTCGATCTGCATGTCTTGGTAGATCGGAGCAGGGACTTCAGAAGTCAGTGTAGTACCAGCGCCAGCATAATCGTTGATTGTGATTGATGGTGCAGTACGGATACGAATTGTATCGCCTTGGTTTTTGATCTCGCCTTCCCAATCAGTATTGGAAATTTCGGTCATCATGGTGTTCGCATAGAACTTAGCGTTCAGTTTTTGCGACCATAGTTGTGGGATAAAACCACCTGAGTAAGATGGGGAAGTGTCGAATGCGCCTGAACCGACGACGGGGAATACAGCAGCCATTTTGGCCTCCTATTAAGTTGGTTATCGACTCAATAGCTGCTTACATGTTAACACGTTATGCCTAAGCTCTAACGCGGCCTTCCATATACGCAGCGGTTAAGTCAGCTTCAAGTTTTTCCGCCTCCGCGTACTGCCCTCGCGTATTTAGTGTACGAACCTTGTTCCAAGCTCTATCCATGTCTTTGGGTGAATAGAGTTTAGAGTTCTGGGTTGCACTCTGTGTACGCACAGAATTAGCAGAACGGTTTGGAGCAACCTGCTTCTCAAGTTCGGCTTGGTTAGGCTTAGCTTCGGTCGGTGCTGCCAACGTTTCTTTCCACATGCTCACATAGTGGGCTATGGCTTCTACGTCACCGGCATCAAACGCCTGCTGTGCTTGAACTCTGCGTGGGCCTCTAAGCATAGGATCATGCTCATTTAACCACGCTACCCAACGCTCATCGTTGTCGATCTGTGGAAAATCAGGTACGGCTTGGTTGAGCCTCTGACTAAATCCCACTGCTCCAACTTGGCTACCCGTCTTTGCAAGTTCGTCCTGCAAGTTCTTGATAACCGCGTCTTGCTGTTCAAGTCGGCCCTCGTATTCTTGAGAGACTTCCTGCGCAACTCGGCGCTGAACGTCCAGCAGTTCTTCACCAAATTCGGCTCGATCTGCGTCGGTCACTAAACTGACTTTCTCCTTCGGCTTTGTCGGCTCGGCTTTTTTAGCAGTCATCTCCTTGCGGATTGCTGTTAGCTCCTCAGTCATTTCGCGCACCTGTTGGTGCAACCTTGGAACTTCAGCGTCATACTTACCCCGTAAGGTGCTGTACTTCTGCTTAAAGTCGTCCTCTACGTCCGTTGGTGACGTGTCAGCTGGCTTCGCTTCATCAGGTTCGGGTGCTGCTTCAATCGTAGCTACTACTTCCGCTTCCGTATCCAACTCCTCGGGTTGAGGTTCGTGTTGGGCTTCTAACGATTTTTCGTACGCTTCAATTTCGGCAATCTGTGCCTGTACCTGCTTTGGCAACGCCATATGGTTTCTCCTCAAAGCACCAACTCTGTTTCACAGCGCCCGTAGGTAGGCTGCTCCCGTCTTTGGTGTGCTTTATCGTGCCCTTACGGGCGGTTAAGTACCTTCGTCGCTTCTTCAACCGACGTCAGTAAGTCTTCAAATGCTTCTGCGCGCCCCTGCAACCGGTGGATTGTCACCGTATCGGTTGCTTTCACTAGCCGCGCTTTGGCTAACTCAGCTTCGGCCTCAAAAAGACCTAACAGAGCCGTTTCACCTGTTTCTTTAAGTCTCAACAGTGCTTTTACGTGCTGTCGGTCACAAAGATTCAAGTCAATCATATCGTAAATCTACTCTAAAGATGTTAACGTGTCAACACATGTGAGGACTACCGTCCATTTGGACGCGGACTCATTGTATTATCCTGCCGCCCGCCTTTTGGGGTGCCATCTTCTTGTAATTGCGCTGCCTGCTGCTGAGCCTGCATCTCTTGCATCATCATAGCTTGCTGCTGTGCTAACTCTTGCTGCTTCTGAACATCTTCTCGGCTAGGGACAAGACGATCAACATTGGTGTTAAGATTACCCGCGAGGTCGCGGAGTAGTTCAGCCGTACCCGGTAATCCAACAATCTGCTGTGCAACCGGACTTTCCAGTATAAGACGGAGGAAGTCAGTCTTGCGGACAGCTTCAGCTTCTTTAACGACAAGCGACATTGCGCCCGTTGCAACAATTTGAACATCGCCGATAAGGTCTGGGTCATCTGAATACCTTAAATTTCTTTGATACTGGCGTTCCAGCATTGGCCGCATCACGTCGTGGTCAATATTGCTGATAACCTGTTTGATGCTCTTACCAGCGTTGGACATAAGCATTGAGAGGCCCGAGGACGTACGCCCTGCGCCCGGAACGTGTTGCCCCGTCATGTAGCGCGGAATACCTGATACCTCGTCTGAAATCGCCATAAAGCGGTCAAACACACCCATAAGCTCAGCCGCATTAGAGTTCGGTTGAAAAAACGTCATGGGTGGCGTCGAGTCTTGGTAATCAGACTGCTTAAACTGCCATATCTTCCACGGGTACATCTGAGTAATGTCTTCTCCGTTGGGAAGGCGGCTAATATTTACGCCGACCTGTGGACCGGAGCTAATACCCATATTATTTGCAAGCGCCCGAGCAGCGGCGTTACACATATTCTGAGCGTCCATACAAAGGTCAGCGACCCCGTTACCGTCAATACGGCCCGGAACCTTTTCAAAAGATGTCATGTAGTAAGGCTTACGCCCTAGCGGATCATAGTTAAGCACCGCACGAACGACGATATTGTCGATCATCCATACTTCGCAGGGGTAGGACTTATGTGGGTCTTCGACCTCGTCTTCGCCCAGTCCCCACTCGAGTAAAACATCACCGGGAATAGTGTCCCAGAGTTGTATCGCAGCAACTAAATCGGTGTTCGCTTCATCGAAATCCTGCCCTGTGGCGTCTTCCATGAGGTCGTCGTTGTGATCTAGCCAGCTGAACCCGCCTGATCCAAAGTCGCTTAGGATAGAACGTACAGCGTCTTCGTCGTAGCCCTCAACGCCGAGCATGTTCTCAACGTCGTCTCGTGTCAGGTGGTGTAGCTCTGCAACCGGCATCGAGTGAATATCATCACCCCACGGCATCCAGTAGAACTTAAACGGATCAACGCGCTCCCACTCGTCGCGGAGTACATCCACAACGCCTAAACCGCCTTCGACGTATTTCATCGCCTTGCGTTTGCGTGGGATTGGCCCTTTGAGTATAGCGTAAGGGAATGTGGCTATGTCGTTCGTGAACTCGAACAGCGCCTTCGTAAAGCCGCCCTCAAGCATCTGATCTTCCATTTTGGTTTCCATCCGCTCGACGCGCTTCTCCGCTTCGAACTTCATAGCCCGCATGGCCGTATCTTTCATACCCGACGCAAGCTGTTTAAGCTCAGCCTCATCTGGCGGTTCCCCGCCAGCGTCGTAATATTGCATCAGGTTCTGCTGCATAATGTTCTGCATCGCCTGAGTTATGTCTGGTGGCACCTCTGGGATAGGCGTCGCGGTTAGGGACCAAGGTTTATCTGTACCTGTGCCTAAAAGCGTATCTCGCAGCCAAGCAGTAGCAGTCCTACACTTAGCGCTGACAATGCCCATAAAGATTTCTGAGCCACCCTGCTCTTGTATTTCAGCAAGTTTCGCAGGTTCGTACTCCATATTCCGAGCGCGAACGCACTGCGCAAGACGCTCTTCTAAATTGTCTTGGTGATGATCTCGCATCACTTCCCAACGTTTGTGGACGTGGGAAGCCAGCCCTCGGATCATAGGGGTGTTTTGTTTCTCATCAGAAGCACGTTGCGCTTGCGCCTCAAGGTCAGAAGCACGCGCAACAGGAATTAGGGCCGAGCCTAGCGCCATATCAAAATCTCACCTGTGACGTCATGCGTACGATAACACCTATGTGTTCACACGTCAACAGATTAGGTCCAGCCGCTCGAGGAGACCCGAACAACCTCTTTGCGCTGTGTTGACCATGCGCTTGCCCCGAAGGTCTCACCGCCGTCGGCGTGTAGGCACATATACTGAAAGGCGTCGGCAACGTCCGACCACGGGTGTGACTTCTCGGGTTTCTCATCCCGCGCACCTTTCGTGTTGATCTTGTACCGATACTTCCCGGCCAACGCCTGCACGAGCGACGACGCGCTAACGCCGTCGACGACGAAACTGTACTTCCCGTCCACCACACGGGTCAGGTATTTCTCCACCGCAGCGATCCGCGCAGCGATTGAGTTGGTCCTCGCGGGCTTCACGACGCACCCTTCGTTTTTGTATATATCCGCCACGGTTCTCTCGTCCGTCTGGACACGCTGGAACGCAGCAGGGTCGATAATAACTATCGCTCT